TTGGCATCCTGCCAAGTACAAGTCCAGTTGAAGCCCACAAGGATGTTTTCAGGGCCACAAGCAATCGGATTGGGAACTTCAACAGCAGCAGGACTTGCAACAGTGCCTTTAATCTGTCGGATAGGTTTTACGCTACCAGCAGTAACCCAACTTTCCCAAGTAGCATCCAAGGATAGGTTTGGAGTTCCATCTAAATCTAAATCACAATTCAAGATAGCGGCAGCGGAAATACCGCCAAGTTTATAGTCTCCACAGACTACTATCTCGTGGTCTGGGAGTTCGGAACAATCATAAGAGCAAAAAGCCATTTTTTTTAAGTTTAAGAAGTTTGGTTTCGAGGAACTTTATATGGTAGCCTCTACCACAACAACGACACGCAAATATACGCTAAATACACATATTCTTTTTTAGGTCTTGGGTCTTAGCCTCCACCTCCAAGCTCACAGGAGCAAGGCGGCTCATACGAATGTATGTTGGAGTGTATTCGGTAGTTCTCGTAAAGAAATTATCATTCACGCTGTAAAGGGCATCTTCCAATAAGAAGTTATCGTGCCTACAAGCAAGGCTTAGGGCATCGTGAACGTACTCTGGAACTCTACCGGTATTGAAGGAAAGAGCCTTCCTCCTTTCAGCATAAACAACCCTCTTTCTGCCAAGCGAATCTTGATAGGAAATCATCGTACCATCGTACTTGGCATCTCGAACATTCCCAGGAAGCCTCATGTGCTGAGTGAAAGTAGGACTTGTAGCAGGGTAGTAGAACCCGAATCCGAAGGCATCCTCCGTAGTGGTAACGTCTTGGTAGTATTCAACCCTAACCGTTCCACAAGGGTCGAGGATGGGCTTTATGCATACGGACTCGAATACCTGTTGCTCGCACTCGTTACAGCAATCGCCTGCGGCTATGTTTATCTTCATGCAGTTATCTACATACAAAGAAAATGGCGAATTGGCAGGGGATACAATCGGCTGTTCAGGTATCCCATCTATCTGATAAACCCCTGTAATGTAATAGGTCTCGCCATCTATCGTTCCGAAGTTGTAGTGGATTAAGTTAAAAGTGCCACCCCACTCGTTAGGAGCTCCGTTAGCGGTTACTATGTTTAATGGCACTACATTACAAGCGGTGTAAGTGGCAAATGTAATTTGAGACGTACAAGCAACGGGTGGCTCAACCTCAATATCACAAAAAGTAGGAGGAACAGTTTCAGTTCCGTTTACTTTTAAGCTTATAAGGTCATCCAAAATATCGGAAAAGACTACCGTACTGCACTTTTCAAGTTCATCAGGGCTGTTTATCGTTATAGTTCTCGTTTGAGCAGGAGTGTTTGTCCCTGAAATTTCAAAGGAAAGCTGAACAGGATAAACACGAGAAGATTCACATCCCTCACATTCCGTATCCCAATCCACGCAGTATGTAAACACGAGTGGGCAATATCTTACAACAGGGAAATCCGTAAACTCCACAAATGAATCAGGAGATTCAATATTTGTCGGCCCGAAATCTATCGTTATAGAACCATCATCATTAAAAGTGGTCTTGGCATTCCCCTCCTTAGCTAATGTGGCGGTAGATACGTCAATGGGACACATATCCTCTGCTGCAAGACTTCCCTCTATCGAGAAGCTGAAATAATCAACGGAACGATAGTAGTAAGAGCCCAACTCTTCATACCGCTCGAATAACATCGGAGAGCAGTAGTCCGAAGGAGGGCAGTCAGGGCATTCGTTTTCCTGTGCAGAAGTCGATTGCCAGTCAAGGGGCTGATTCGGTGTAGCTTGTAAACTCATTCCGTTAAAAGTTCAAATTTAGTCATTCCAGTAGTAATGCTGTATTCAAGGCTGAACACCCAACCAACGTCATTCAATCCGCTTCCATAGCGAATCTTCTGATATGGATTAGCCCTTATCGCATTGAAATTATCAACCGATATAGGTGCTTCAAAAGATATCTTGTTCTTGATGTTCACCCCAGTAGTGTTGGGCACAAAGTTACCATTCCAATAAAACCCATCTCCGCCACGATGAGCGTATGCCTTTACTATTTCAGGATGGTTTACAACCCCTGCAAGTATCTCGGCTTGGAAACGATATGGGCAGAACGGAGCACCTGCCACTACACCCCAGTCATCTCTCTTGTAATAACTCACGCCATGAGCCGCTATCTTGTAGAAATTCGTAACATACCCAGTTGTACTCTGCTCAACAGGGTCTTTCTCGGCTATATACAAGGTTTCGTCATTCAAAGTGGGGATGCCATCAAGCTTAACTACCGAATCAATGGTGGGTATTATAAACCCAGTAGTCGCTTCATAGCTTTGGCTATTGCACACATTACTCACATAATCTGCTTTCTCTTGAATACCTGCCTCAAAGGAAGGATTGGTATTGGATTGGCCTATTTTTAGTGCCGATATGCCAAAAACATTATCCTTAATAAGCTTTATCTCATAAATATCGCCAATGGAAAAAGCCTCGGTTGTTTCGTAGAAGTTCTTCTCTTGCCCTATCGTAACCACGTCATTCCCTGCCCCATCCTTGGTGAACTTTAACGCCGTATTAAACAGCACCCCAAAGCCTTGTTGTAGGTCGGCAAATGAAACGTTAATCTTGGCTGCATTGGCTATGGCATCATCCTGTGGAGTTGTTGCCGCAGGATTAACGAAATTCTTTAAGGTCTTGCCGGAGGTTATCCTCGTATTATACGGGCCGTAGCTGTACGTTCCCTCTTGCGTTATTGTAATGCCTCCAAAAGTACAATCAACCAAATTCACTACTTGTAACGTACCAGCATCCCAAGGGAAGTAAACATCTATATATCTGTCGAATCCGCCCGGATTTGGAGCAGGGGCTACTTCGGGCTCTGTAACAAACATAGCCCTATCGCAATAGTTCTCTATCCACTCGCCATCAAATGGATTTATGCTTGTCATAGTAAAATGACTTCCTATGACCTCACCTATCATCAATAAAACTCTTTGTGGAGTGAATGCCGTAACTATACAATCAATAAGATTCACGCTTATTGTTTGCTCTACCCCATAGGCATCATTAAACTTTACTTGGCAAGCGGGATTTGCGCCCGTTGTATTACAAGGGCTATTTATCCTTATCCTCCAGTGGTCAGGATTAAAATACTTTGAGGAGTCAGAAAAATAAGGATTTATAGGGTCATCTTGGAAAGTAAGTGGCGCGTTGTTCGTAAAGTACCTCATAACGTATGGATACAACTCCATAAGGCCATACCAACGAAACGGGCCATCAACAAACGCCCCTTCATTAGGCCACCAAGTAGCCGCAGAGGTATAAAACGGATTATACAATATCTCCCCAATAGGCGATAAGGCAGTTCCATCAATACTCTTCTCGCTGTTTATAGGAACTTTAACATCGTAGTTTCGTGCCAGTAGAGAGGACAAAGAATTATCCGAAATCGTGCACTTGGCTATACACCTGCTAATATCAAGCTCAATATCAGCAAGGAAGATAATGCCCTCAAAGAAAAAACCAGTGCAGTCATTCTGCTCAATACGAACAGGTATCTCCAAGCATTGAGTAGAGTCCGTAAACAAACGGTAGATAACGTCCCAACCATCACCCCAAAAGGAAAGGTCGGAAACAATGTTACTCACTATCCCACTAAACTGCTCATCACGATAAATCTTAATATTCGCATCAACCAAGCCCATAGGCTCATCGGATAAGGCTATCCAAGACGTGCCATCATTTATAGATACCTGAAAACTCATTTAATTCTCCTTCGGTTAGCGATTTTCATAAAAGAACTCTTGGACACGATTGCCTCCGCAATATCGTTAGCATTCCGTATGGTTACAGCACCATTCCTCTTAACAGCATCCACCAATTCAGCATTCTGGTAGGCAAGTTCAAGGGAGGTGTTGTTAGAAGCCATAAGAGAGGGCTTGTCGATAGAACGAGGGTAGGCAGGTAGTTTGTATGCCTTCATCAATTCTATGGGCATAGCGTCTTCCCTAATGGCCTTTAAGACATCCTTATACTTCCTTGTTTCCTCACGAGTCATCACCGACTCACCCTCTTGGAGTTTTGCGTAGAACTCATCACTCTTTAAGCCGTTATCAGGCTTCTTCTTCGAGTTCTTACGAATATCCAATCCCCCCTCGTGGAAGGTAGGCAAAGGAGCAGAGCTTACCGCATTCAACTGAGCCGCAGAAACGCCTAAAAGAAGTGCAGTAAGGGCAGCGGCAACAGGAGGGGCGAATGCATTTTTAGCCCATATCCTTGCAATACCTTGGGCGGTATCTAAGACAATACCAAACTTGGCGGCATCACGCTCGGCAAGGGCTTGCCTCTTCTTAATTTCGGCTACCTTCTCATTGTACTCATTCTCACGCATAAGACCTGCATTGAACCTCTTTTCGAGCATCTCTAACTCAGCTTCATTTGCCCTACGAGCTAACTCCATACGCAAGTCGTATAAGTCCTTAAAGGCGTTGCCCACAATATTGAGGGCATCTTTTATCTGCCGTAATTGCTCATCATTAAGTCCGAATGGGTTTTCAGTTATTCCTTCTTTTCCTTTCTCTCCAGACTGACGTATCTTATCAACGGTATCGTTGTATTCTTTACTGCCAACTGTTACCAAAGCACCTTGAGAAACTTGAGGCAAGCCAGTAATCGGGTCAAAGCCTTCCACCGCACCAGTTCCTCTAACCCTACCTGCCATAACCCTTTGAGTATATTCAACAATCCTATCTTGAACCTCCTTGTCAATGTCTTTTATTTCTTTTGTGCCACTACTTAAAAATGGCTCTTCTATATAGTCTTTAAGGTCTTGAAAATATTCTTTATCTTCTTTTCTGGCATCAGCATACATCTTTTTAACCTCAGCATTGAACTTCTCCCTTCTTGCTTCGGCAAGCTCTCCAAGTAATTCGTTTTGCTTTATCTCTCTTTCCATCTCTATCCTCATAGCCTCCTCCTTAAGCCTCATTTCATCGCTTGTCATCATTTCAAAAGAGGCAAATTCTTGCTGAACTAATGAAATCTTCTTTTCTACCGAAGCAAGTTCTAAGTCTAAAATGGCTACATTGTACTTTTTAGTCGCATCAAATCTCTTTTTATTGATATCTTCTAATCTCTTGGAATATTCTTCCTCAAGAATTTCTTTTTTCTCAAATCCAATCTTAAGAAGCTGCTCATCTTTATCGAGGGCATCTAATGTGTTTTGAAGCGATTCTTTTTGGTACTCCTTAAGGTTTATTAAGTTCTTTTCAAGAACTGCTTTTTGTTCATTTATCGTTCTAACTCCCCTTTCATAAGCCACGTTCTTTTCATACTCACTAAACTCATAATCAAGTTTTTCTACTTTGAGTTGATACTCTTGCTTGTTAGCCAACAGTTTTTGTGAGCTCTCTCGGTCATTGTGATTGGCTAAATCTAACTCGGCTTTAGAAAGCTTTTTTTGCAACTCTAATAAGTTTTTAGAGTTTGTGGTTTCCATCCCAAGTTCATCTTTGCCCCTCTTTTGTAGTTGAAACTTTTCTTTTTCTACCGCTATTTTAGCCAAGTCAACAAGCCCTTGAAGATATTTTTGCCTTGCTTCAAGAGCATTTTTATCCTCTTCCTCTCTTTTTAGGTCAGTTTCTAATAAAGACTGATGGATTTTTAGATAGTCGGCAAGATATGCTTGCAACATTTCACGCAAATCCCCTGTCGTAAGTCGAGTGCCAACTGGTAAATTCAAGGCATTAGCACTTAACGTACCTGTTTCTCTTAGCCGTTCATTTAGTTTTTTAATTTCTTCCTCTGCTTTTTCTGGAAAATCCTTAAACTTTTGTTCTATTTCTTCTACCTTTTTTCCATAAAAATCTAACTCCTTAGTCAATGTTTGGATAAAACTTTCCCTACCCTCTTGGTCAAGGCCTCTAAACCTTTGAGAAGCTTCTTGACGTTCAGATGCGGCTTTTTCGGCTTCGGCAACTCGAGCCTCATAGTCTAACCTTGCAAGTTCCGCTGAAGAAAACAGGTCTTTTGCGGAAACTTGACCTCTCGCTTGAACCAATCCTGTGTTTAGATTTTTAACGTCAATGCCTATTTTTAAGCTGCTAATTTTAGCCATTTCTATGGCTAATGCTTGCTGAACCCTTTTAGCAAAAGCCTCTCCGTTTAACTCCGGGTATCTCTTACGCAAATCATTTTCAATTTGAGTTCTTTTCTTAGCCTCTACTTCTGCCGCAAAAATTCTTCTCCTCTCCTCATAATCCATCCTACTTTTTGCCCTATTGCCAAGAGCACTTGAACCTTCTGCCGTATCCCCTTGAAGCGAAAGAAGGAATGCAGGCCCAGAAACTTTTATCGTGGACAAGGCAGCAGTAAAGGCCTTGGCAAGATTGAAGCCAATTTGAGGTGCTTTTTGTATTAAAAATGTGAAAAAACCATTAACAAGAGTTGGGATTAGTTTTAATAGAGTTGCACCTACCCCTGCACCAATAATAACATCTCCTATAACACCTCTATCATAAGCATCCTTTTCCGCAGCTGTTAAATTCCGTGCTTTTGAAACATTTGTAAAATCCCTTAACTTTTCAGTTATCGTATTTAAGGCATTTTTTATTGGCTGCACATCAAGTAGGGTGAACTTAAAATCAAGCCAAGCTTGTTCCGTTCTCTCTATCGTTGCAGTCAATGAATTCATCTTAGACTCAAGAGCTGGGGCAAAAGTCTTTTCAAGCATATTGATAAACTCTGGTAAGACCTCTCTTGAAAGAATCTTACCTTGCTCTTGAAGCTTCATAAAGTCCCTCTCGGTTTGAACCGATTCCGGATGAAGCTTCTTATACGCTTGATACATAATAGATGCCGCACCAGGCAACGACTCACCCATCTGTCTGCGTAACTCCTCAGCAGCAACTACACCCTTAGACATCATCTGCTGTAAGGCATAGAAAGACCTTTGAACTTGAAGGTTGCTCGCACCCACCGCTCTTAAAGATGAGGCAAATCGAACAAACATATCCTCAGTCTGAAGAACCGTGAAGTTTGCTTGCTGAGCAGCAATAGAAAATGAAGAAAACTGCTCAATAGTGGATTGGTAGTCAAGACCAAGCGTTCTTATTCTTTCTGAAAGTCTTAAAAATCCTTTTTCCCCTTCTTCTTGTCCGTTGTATATAAAATTAAACCTTGATTGAACAATCTCAAGTTGAGCTATAAGTTGAACTAACTCTTTTGTAAAGTTTACAATAGAACCAATGGCAAATGCAGCAGCCACATAGCTTGTTATTCCTTGAAGCGGTCTTGCAACGTTTTGTTCAGCTCTCATTCGCTCTTGAGATGCTCTCGCCCTTTCCCTCTCAGCTTGTTGCGTTGCCCTTACTCTTTCCTTTTCTGCTTGCTGAGTGGCTCTTACTCTTTGTTTTTCAGCCATCTCAGCAGCGCGAACAGCTTGTTTTTCAAGCCTTTCCCTTTCTTTGGCCTCTCTTTGTGCTGCCCTTACCCTTTGTTTCTCGGCCATTTCAGTGGCACGAATGGCTTGCTTTTCAAGCCGCTCCCTTTCTTTTGCGGCTTTCTCGGCTGCTTTAACTCTTGCATTTTCCGCAGCTTCGGTAGCCTTAACAGCAGCCTTTTCTTTTCTTTCTTGAGCAAGTAAAATTCTAAATTCTGCCGCCTCTCTTTTTTTTGCGGCTGCTTCCGCAGCTCTGACTTTGGCGTTTTCAGACGCTTCGGCTGCTTTTACTTTAGCCTTTTCTGCTGCTTCCGCCTCTTTTTGAGATTTTTTTGCCAATGCCTCGGCAACTTTTTGAGCTTTTTCAGCTGCTTTTATTTTGGCAGCTTCCGCAGCTTCCGCAGCTTTTGCCTTAGCCTTCTCAGCGGCTTCGGCTGCCTTTTGAGCTTTCTCAGCTTCCTTCTGAGCAGTATTGGCTTGAGAGGCAATCTTTGATGTGCCCCCAGCTTGAGACGCGCTCTTGTTTAAGTTTTGAATAGATACATTAGCACTATTCGAAGCTCGCATCAAGGTTTCATTAAGAGCTATTAACTCTTGTAACTTAGCTTTGTAAGCCTCAACGCTTGCCGTATATTCTATCTGTATTCTTG